CTCGCCGTAAACCTGAAAGGATTTAAAGTAAGTTTATGTTCCACTTCACTTTCATCCCTGTCCGTTCTAACATATTGTAATGATTCCTTATCAGCAGAATGTTTTCGAGGATGGTCCTGTGATGTCTTTGGCTCGTATTCACTTCTATGAACACGTGCACCATTCCATTCCTTTACCATTTCATTGTAGGGAAATTCCATACCGCTGCGGTCAGAAATAGACTTAGCGTATTTTCCTCTAGCGTACGCCATTTATCCTACCACTTAGAATCTTTAGATCCTACCCAATGATACTTACCACCTTTAGTGGCCGCACCCATGCTTTGCACAGTGCCAGAAACAGTTCCTTTAGATAGTGAAACAGATTTTACCTTTTCCTTAGCCTTGGCTTCAGGAATAGAATTGGTTGATCTATCACTCCAGTTTCCTTTTACTCCGCCTTTAGAACTTCTTCCGGCATTAGTACCTTTATTCCAGTTTGGATTGCTCATTGTTCCTCCTTTTTACATTCGCAGTCTTTACATTCACAATTGTCTTCACAATCACAATCACGACCGCATTTTTCACATTTAACCATATTACCTCCTATGGTATGTAAGCTTGTGCTGGTTCAACCCTGAACGACGTTCGTTCACGGTCATTTTCAGCAGCACGTTTAAATTCCTCGTCATACACCGCCTTTAAGTTTGCACTTAGCATTGGTGCCCTCTTTAAGCTTATATAGTAAGCCAACCCCGCAGTCAAACACGGAAGAAAAAAGAATGGTACATCGGCATTATTAACATAATCACCGGCGTCCTGTATTCTTCCAATATAGAAATACTTGAAAATGTAAGCCTTGTTTGGGCTTGGATATAGGAAAAGGGTCATATCATACTGTGGTCGACCGCTAGTGGTAGCGCCACCAGTTGTAACCGTTCCAGGAATCAATGCCCATTGTGTAGGTCTTGCATCCCCAGTTGATGATTTCTCCTTTCTGGTAAGATTCATGAATTCTTCGCGTGAAATTCTAGCAACAGAAACATCAGTAGTGCTGCTGTTACCTTCCAGATTTGTCGTTGCATCAGTTGTAGTTGTGATTGTCGCGTCCAAAATGTCCACGACCTTTTGGTCAACCCCGTAGAAATTTGTTCCAGCTGTCAATGTCTGCGTAGCATAGGAAATAGTCCATAGATTCAATCCACGGTTCGCCCATTCCGCAAACATAAGGTTGAGGGATCGTTTTGCTGTCTTTAGATCATAGCCACTGCGCGCTTCCAATTGGCAACGCTCTAGTGCTTCCTCTATGATTTCATCTATTGAGAGATTAAAGGTTTGTGTGCCTGAATAAGCCATTTAAACCCCTACGCGTAAAAGACAGTCACATGTGTAGTTATGGCATTAGTACATTTAATGCTTGTTTCGCATCTAAATCCTTCATGTGGGAACATTATAGATCCGTGCGTGGAGGTACTATCTCCTGCATCTGAATCATTTGTTCTTGGTATATCAATTATTGCCACGGTCGTGGTACTATCCAATAAAGTAATTTTTCCTGCTGCGACATTATAAGGCTGTACCCATGAAACTCCTACTATTCTTCCAGGTTGAGACACAGTTGTTGTAGTGGCAGTTGTAATATTAACCGATTTTATTTCCATAAAGTTTTCTCCATTAAAGTAGTGGGGAACTAGTCCCCACTATGGTTAATTTTACTCGAAGATCAGTCTACTTATTGCTTCAAACTGAACATTCAAGACTGCCGCCGCCGCGTCACCATTCTCTATTCCAATGTAAGGAATCAAATCAATGTCGTCGGTTAAAGCCGCTGATTTTTGACTACGATTATCAATAGTTGTCTGAGTTGTCCCAGTAACTGAAGTTGTTCCATCAAACGTAGTTGTAGCAGTAGTAGCCAGACCATACTGTTCGCCATTTACAAAGACAGAAAGTTTTCTGTCACTATCCATTGTAATTTTCAAATGATAGTTTGTGCTTGCCGCTACTGTGATACCTAAATTAGTTAGATAATCAGCGCCCGCTATAGAATAAATGAAATATAACGGTGTATAAGTTGACAACACCTGCCCAACAGTTTCATCAGTAGCGAAATAGAAATAAGCCTGATTCGCATCCGTTTGAGGAAGTTGATCATTCGTCAATTTCAATCCTGCCCAGATTTTCTGGTTGTCAATTGCAGCACTTGTTCTAATTCCACATTCCCAGTGAACTTGATTTTCAGTACCCCACTTTGTCCCAGCCCAAGCTCCTTGCTTGGTGTCCAAGTGTGGTGTTACAATCATTTGATCTGCGTCTGCTGTCGCTGTTGTCATAGCCATACCTGCAACGGTAGCAGCAGACGCAGATCAAATGATTAGTTCCTAATACTTCAAAGGACCTGTTTACAGGTGTATTTGTAGATTCAGTAGTTGAAGCTAGATCGGCATTAGTACCTGGTAGATGGTTAAAATACTCCTCTAAGTAGTATCTTCTTGTGTCTTTGATCCCTAGATCATGAACGGTTCTATCTGCATCCACACCTGTAGAATCAGTTATGTTGTAGATTTTAAAACCCTCTTTTGATCTAACGGGACCAGTAAAGCTTGTTTTAGCCATTTTAATTCCTCGTAGTTAAATCATACCGTCGCTTCTACGATCGTCTGCTAGGACAGTCGGTACAATTAATTAATCCTAGTTGTGCTATGGGGCGGACAAGCCGCCCCATAAGTATTAATTAAGCTCCTGGTGAGCCAAATATTCCGCGCCAGTCAGACCAGCCGAAGCTGTATCTTTCTCTTGCTTTATATTTAACGTTTCCAGTTTCGAAGTCACCTTCCATTTTAGTGGAAACAGGTGTTCTTTGGAAATGCTTTAATCCGTTAGGAGCATCGGTTTTAATGAACCACGCGTCAGTATCAGTTAAGAAATTATTAACTACATACCCTTGCGGGATCATGCCCATGCTCTTTGCAGCATTAATATCATTATCAGCAGTACCGACTCTTTGAGACGTTTTCATCAGTCTCTCAGCAGTAAATTGAAGATTAACTGGAATAATCATTTTTGTGCCGTTAAGAGAAATTTTTAATCCTCTGTCATCGGTCATTCCAGCAATATCAATTAAGGCTTGCTCAAGAGAAGTCTCGTTAAGATCCGCAGCAGTTGATAGCTCGTTTTTGACATTTCCGCCAGTGGTAACGTGGGCTGTAGAGAAAAGCTCTAAGCCGTCGCCTCCTGTATAAGAACTGTTAAATCCTCTATTGAGAACGTTAGCAGATTTTACTTGCTTAGCGTTCATCATAGAACGTGCTAGTGCTTTGGTATAACGAGAACTGATTTTGTCGTAAAGGTTGTCCTCTACTGCTTCCTCAGTAATTGCAAAAGCAAGTGCTATAGTTTCGTGAGTATAGCGAGCAGTAAAAGCTTCAGTCGCATCGTCAAAGTCAACTGATGTTCCTTCTGGTTTTACTGAAGCTGTACCGAAACCGGATAGCATTACTTCTTCTTCGAAAGCACGGTCAGAATTTTCAGTGTCGAAAATTGCTGTGTGCTGATTGTCGTAGCGGTCGTACTCCAAACCAAACAGCGCGTTAAGGCCGGGCTCGAGTTCTTTGACCAGTTGTGATCTAGATATAGCCATTTAAGCCTCCCTACGCTAGTGTTGCAGCTTGCAAGAAGAAATGCAAGTCTTGTGAAGGTACAACGTATGCGTTAACATTTGCTGTACTTGTATCACTGTTTGAAGGATCCTTAGATATTCCAATCTGTTTCCACTGACCTGTTGTATCAAGAGTAGAAGTACCGAGTTCCTGTGTTGATCTACCAGTTTTAGTGCTTCCACTTACTCCTGCTAAATCGAACCCACCGAAATTCATTGCTTCAGTTCCTGTTCCATCATGCTGTCCCTCAAATACAATTTGAGGATCGTCGAAAATATAGGCTTCAATATCCGAAGCATTTACGTCTGCTGGATAGTATTTTGCCCAAGTTGGTTTACCTGTAGTTGGATCCGTATATTGACAACCATTAAAGATACCTAGAAAAATTGCAGCCGCTGCCACAGTTTCTATAGTACCTGCTGTTACACGCGTTACCATTTGACCTTGGTAAAGTGCGGTATCATAGTTGGTTGTAATTCTATACGTGTTATTACGAATTTCGCCACCAGTGAGATGCCTTACGGGTCTAAACCCAAAAGCTGCGTCTTGGTTAGCCATCGTTTTATCCTTTTTTTAAAGGTTAAGTTTTTAATTCGATGGATAAAAGAGCTAGAAAATTAGGTCTTTCGGTTACCACCGAAGCTTACACGACTTTGCCTCTCAGGTTTACTAATTGGCATACTGGGATGTTGATCCTTCAATAGATCGTTTTCTATTGCGTCATCTCTATCTTGCGTTTTTTGCGCAAAATAATCTATACGTTCTTGCACGATTTCTTCCGGAATCTTTGCCAGTAATAATCCCCCAACTCCAATAACGCCTTTATATTTACCTTCCTGTATAGTTGGATATTCCGCTTCATAGGCATCCCCTCTTACGAGTTCGAAGCCTTCCCTTAGTCTAGCCGATAAATTTTTACTATCTTCTTGACCTAGAGTTTCTGCTCTTATCCATCTGTGTCTGAACCCAGCGGGTGCAGGTGGCGCGTCTAGAGATGACGGTGGTGCCCATGGTTTCCTTCGAGTCGTTTTGTCTCGGGATTGGACAGCGCGTGGAGTCTTATTTGTAACTTTTAATTCATTATCCATATGCCTACTCCTTCACGTATTTCGCATATTCTTCAAGTGGCACACCTAATTTTTTAGCAATCGCTACTTGTGACGGTGTGAGTCTCACGGTCTTGCGTCCAGTACCAGAGGTTCTTGAGGCGGATGCAACGGTCTGGACGGGTTTGCTGCCTGCCTTTTCTCCCCCATCAAATTTATGGGGAAATTCCTTGCGAATGCGTTTGTCAATTTCCTCGTAGTATTCGTTGCTCGTAGGGTTGAATCCATCTTCCTCCACAAGCCTTTTGTGAATACCAAACGAGGCGTATGTCATCGCTTCGTCCTTGCCAAACCACTCATTTTTCTCCGCCCATGATTCCG